ATCCTAAAATTATGCTTTACAAATCCGCAATGATGTATTATAATAATCTTCGTTGCAAAACGGGGCATTAGCTCAGTTGGTAGAGTGCCACACTGGCAGTGTGGATGTCAGCGGTTCGAGTCCGCTATGCTCCACCAAATAAAAACGCCTGAATCGCTAAGGATTCAGGCGTTCCTTTTTTCTGGAGTACCCACTAAAGTACCCACTTTATTTTATGATGGTACTAAACACACTATCTATTATCTGCGCTGCCTTTTCCGCTTCCCCATTCACCTCGTGGCCGTATACTCCAAAGGTATCCATGCTTTTTGTATGACCTACTGTGCGCTTGAGGAGGTTTTCGGGCATCTCGTCCTGCATGAGGCTAATGTGTGTATGCCGCAGCTCGTGCAGATTTGATTTTATACCGTGCTGGTTGGCGTAGGATTTCCAACGTTTGTATAGGTTGTTCGGGTCGGATATTTCCCCGTTGCCATTCGGAAACAGCCATGGCGAGATAATGCCGGCAACCCGTAGCAGCGCCGCCTGGTCGTCTAATATCCGCTGCGCATGTGCCGGAAGGACCACGCACCGTTGCGCTGCCTTAGTCTTTCCCTTTGTGATTTCGCCGTAGCAGTTTACCGCTCTGCGGATATACAGTTTGCCATCGCATACATCGTCCCTCTGAAGGCCGCACAGTTCGCCGCGCCGGAGCCCCAACACAACCATTAACCGCCATGCATTGATATACCAGCATTTACTGTTCTGTCCGCGCCATTTCAGGGTATCGCAGGAAAACAGCGTTTTCAGATCGGCAGGCTGCAATATAACTTTCTCGCCTGTGGGTGCGTCATCGGGTACCTTGAGTTTGCGTAATGGTGCCGTCTCTACCCCGGCGTCCTCGCAGTAGGCATGGAAATTGGTTATCGCGGCCCGAATGTTGGCCAGTGTTTTGCGGCTTAGTCCTCTCTCATAGGCGTTTAGTATGCAGTCCTTCCAGTCCTGCATTGTTATGCTATTAACCTTTTTGTGTTCCAGTGTTGGCCTTAGGTACAGCCTGCCTGCGGTACTGAGCTGAGTTGTCCAGCTTGTCCCGGCTTCGCGCTTTTTTGCAGCGATAAAGTTGTCGTAGGCCTCTCCGAATCTAAGTTCCTTAACGGTGCCTTTTTTCAACCACTCATCGGCTTTTCGTTCCGCCTCCAGTTTGCCCTTCCTGCCGGGCGTAGAGCTGACGAACTGTTTCCGCTCGCCGTCCCGCTGTACCTTGATGCTCCACCGGCCGGACTTCTCCAGCCATGCCGCCTCGTTTTTTCTAAGTTTTTTCATTGCCATATCCTCCTATATCTGATAAAATGGAGGATGCAAAAAGTAGCCCGTGTCAGGACTTATTTTGCACCCGGAGCCGTTGGTATTGCCGTACCGCGGCTCCATTTTATTGCTTGTAAACTACTCGTGAGAGGACACTATATCGTCGAGTTCGTCGGCGATTTCGCTATATCCGTAGTATAGTTCGCCCTCAATATCATCGGACAGATTGTCTAAATCTTGCAGCAGGTCATCGTATTCACTGGAAACGCGGGCCGACTTTTTGTCGAGTTCGTTGTATTCGTCCAGTAATTGCTGATATTCATCATGTGAGACCTGCGGCTCGGCCTTAAGGCCTCGATAGTAAAGCCCGGCTGATAGGACGGCCACCACGATAATGCTTGCTATGATACGGTAACGCTTGCTCTTTGCATAAAGCGGCTTTACGAGCAGATCAGCCAGCGCACAAAGCATATAAGAACTGACTATTGTGCCGCAAACCGTGAACACAGCTTCGGGAAAAGGGATCTTGTTGGCAGCACCGAACAATGCTTCAAGGGCCGCATACAAGAAAGCAATAATCGCGCTTTTGTAGTCCGAAAGTTTCATTGCATCATTGCAGTTTTTTAAACATTCTTGGCATAAACCGTCAGCAACCCGGTCGGCCTCTTTTCCACAATGCGCGCATCTTGCCATGTTTATCCCTCCTTATTTCCAGTAGCTTTTATATCTTCCGGTTGAATTTCAAAACCGAGGTACAATTTGTGCAGCATCGTTGAGTGCAATCCCATTTTTGGTACTTTGTGCAAATCCGTTATTGCAACCTTTGACTCTCTTGTGGTAATCTAATTACACAAAATACGAACAAACATTCGATGGAGGACGTGTGGCGATGCTTACGGCGTATGAAAAATACATAATCCGGATTATGCGCGAGGATGTGGAGAAGGCTGCAAAGCTCATCGCTTGGGCAGAAGAATGTCATCGGCTATTTGACGGCGTTCCTCTGATGCCTGACGGTATGCCTTGATAACGCGCTGCTCGGCCTCGGATAGTTCACCTATATAATTTGCAGTAATAGTCGCTTCGTCACCATCCATTAGATAAGAGGGAGTGGTTCGTAGTGCCTTGGCGGCGGCAACGATCTTGCTTTGGGTGAGATCAACCTTGCCGGCTTCTATCTTGGCAATCATGCTTTTATCACGATAACCCATCAATACAGCAAGCTCGTTTTGTGTCATATCAAGAGCAACTCTGAGCCTTTTAATCCTTTCATACATTGTTTCCATATTTTTACCTGCCTTTGTTGACCATATTGTATCATGTATTGCAAACAAATTCAACATATTTCACAAAGCAGGTTGACAGAAATTCAACCGCGTGCTAAACTACCAACAGTTGAATCACATTACACCAGATGGGAGGTGAACCGAGATGACAAATACAAATTTGCTTAGGGAATGCATCAAGGAATCGGGACTAAAACAGGCCGCAATAGCAAAAAAATGCGGTTTTTCGCGTCAAACATTGATTAACAAAATAGAGGGAAGAAGCGAATTTACAGCTTCGGATATTGCGATAATAAGCAAGATGCTATCACTGACGCCAAGCAAGCGGGACTGCATTTTTTTTGCCAATACAGTTGAATAATATTCAACATGGTCGCAGCCTTCCGGCGGGCGAAAGCCCGCATAACCTCCATTCTTATATAGGGCGTGGTTGAGAGGGTTCGGCGCTCAACCCGCCTGCCGGAGGGCTGTGGCAACAACGAAATTATCATCGCAGGAGGATGAGACAATGCAAAAAATAGACATCACTAAAACCGATGCGCCCCGCCCGAGGCCGTATGCCAAGCTGCGGGGATTGTTCAGGGAGCACGGCTACACACAGGCCGACATAGCGAAAATACTCGGATGCAGCGCAACTTATCTAAACTGCGCCATGAATGCACGGGCCATCTGGCACCTTGATTACTGCTACACAATATTAGATATGTTTCGGATAGATCATTCCGAGATCACGGCCTATTTCCCCGCGGGAGGTTATACGGCATGACAAGGGCGGAGATCATCGAGGACGCAGAAATGCAGCTGCCCGCCGCAATGGAGGGAGCTACGGCGTTTGAGGTGTATGTGTTTATACATCAGAACGACCGCACCATCGGACAGATAAAAAAAGTGTGGCTGAACAAAGGTATCCGGCAGATACGCGACGCAATGGATAAGGCGCTGCGGCGTGGGTGGCCCTATATACCGGATGAAGAGCTGCCGATATTGCCAAATGACGGGCTAAAGCGCGAGGGTTCGGGGGAGGAGCCTATGCCGGTCAAGGGCAAAATCGACCACGTCATAGAACACAGGCACACGGAGGCCCCTATCGAACTGCAAAAGCGCGTGGTCGATATGGCATTGCAGGGATTTACATGCGCCCAGATCAGGGCGGAAACCGGGCTTAGCGCCGAGAGAGTGCGTAAATATGCTGACGGACGATTAAAGAGGGGAAGGAGATGGTGAAAAATGAAGCTGGCATTTAGTTGGGGCATATTTTTTACCTTCTGTGTTCCGTTTTTGATGCTGGGCTATGTGGCCGGACTGGAGCGCGGAGAGAGGAAAAGGAGGCGCAGAAATGCACGTTGAGTATGATGAGTACGCCGACGGATATTTATTCTGTCCGGCCTGCAAGACCGTTTTTTGCGAATCAGCGGTGAAGCAGATAGTATATCCGGCAACGCGGGACGTGCCGGAGGAGCGCGTCTGTGTTTGCCCAGGCTGCGGCAACGAGGACGGCGACCTGGAGGAAACATACCAGTGTGTGTTTTGCGGCCAATGGCGCGGCTGGGAGCAACTAAGCATCATAGACGATATGTGCAATGAATGCTATGCCGACGGCGTGAAGCGGCTGAGGGCCGCGGCAAACGGCATAGAAACGGAAGAACATGACCGTGCGCCGCTGGCGGTGCTGCGGTATCTGCTGGAAGGGGATTAGAGGAACGTTTTAATAATATCAATAAGCCCGTGAGGGCTGTTTGACAGCGCAAAGGTAAACTTACCTGCAAAACACAAAGCGCCCCGCAGAGGGGCAGAGGGGAGGTCAAGGAGCATTGGCACAAATACTGAGGTTTTTCGATGAGGAGCACGAATATAAGGTAGGCGACACGCGGATTCCGGCGGTCAGCGAGATACTGCGGTTCCTGTCGCGGGAGATGTACTCCAGCATATCTCAATATACACTGGACAATGCCGCCGACAGAGGCAAGCGGGTACACAAGGCTTGCGAGGTGCTGGACAAGTACGGCGAGGCAGAGATTGACAAGGACATTGAGCCGTACATTAAGGCTTATATCCAGTTTCGCAAGGACATAGCCCCGGAGTGGACACGGATTGAATACGCCTGCTACGTGGACAATGAAACACTGACCGTAGCAGGAACGCTGGACAGGTACGGCAAGGTTAAAGGTGGACAGGCCATTGTAGACCTTAAAACTACCGCCACGGTACACAAGCCCTATGTGGGCGCACAGCTTAACGGCTACAAGCTTATCGCCGAGGCCAACGGTTTAAAAAAGGTGGACGCTCTGTACTGTCTGCATCTGCGCAAAGACGGCACGTATAAGCTGATTGAGATGCCTATAGATGACACAATTTTCCGGGCGTGTTACGCAATTCACAAGATTTTTGAGAAGAAAGAGAGGAAGAAAAAGTAATGGAAGAAGTAAAGCAGGCAGCTAATGAAGAACAGGCAATAGCTTCGATCGAACAGACAGCTATTCAGCCCACGGCACTAACGGACCCCAAACAGCTTAACACGCTGGTCAAGCTGGCAAGCATGATGTCCCGGAGCAAACTTGTACCCGATTCATACTGCAATGACCCCGATTCTTGTTTTGTAGCGTGTGAGATGGCTAACCGCATGGGCGTATCCCCCATAGCCGTTATGCAGTCGCTATATATTGTTCAGGGCCGTCCAGCATGGAGCGGACAGGCTTGTATCAGCCTCATAAACGGCACCGGACTTTTCGGCCCTCTGAATTTTGTATTTGTCGGCGAGAAGGGGACACCTTCCTATGGCTGCTACGTTCAGGCCACACGTAAGAGCGACGGCGCGATAATCACTGGTACAGTAGTAGATTATGCCATGGCAGAGGCCGAGGGCTGGACAAGCAAGAAGGGCAGTAAGTGGCTGACAATGGGCGACCAAATGCTCCAGTACCGCGCAGCCGCATTCTTTGCCCGTGTCTATTGTCCCCATGCACTAATGGGCCTACAGACCGTCGAAGAAATCAAGGACGTTAAGGGCGACGAGCCCGAGAAGGTAACAATTAAGCTCAGCTAAGGAGGAGATCATGATTAAGGTAACGGTAAACAGGGGGGGTTGGCGAGTGTCGAAATGCCAGCCCAGAAGGCAGATGTGATATTGGCAGACATTATTTTGGCCGTACATACGATGGGAGATTGTCTACACGATTTCCATACTGAACACAACCTCCCTGATGAGGCTTTCGAGTTTGCTAAGAAAACGGCGTTGCTGGCATTTGTGGATGGCTGTAACGGCACTGATCCGAAAGAAAGGTATACACACGATGGTAATTAAAGACGGTTTAAAAAGGTTGTATGTTGGCAAGCTGGTGCGCGACCCGGAGTTTTCAACCTTCGGTTCCAAGGGGTATCCCAAGATGCGGACCGCCATAGCCTATGACAAGGACGGGATAATCAACGTTACTGCGCTGTTTGCCGCAGTGGACGCATGGCACGGGCTGCAAAAGGGCGATTACGTTATCGTGAGCGGTGAGCTGAGCAGCTACAACGACAAGGAGGGCAAGCAACGATGGTACCTTGAGGCGGATTTTGTCACCGCCGATCTTACAGCCGTATATCGCAGCATAGCCAGCCGGCAAGCCCCAACGGACATTTCGGACTTTACGGAGGTAACAGAGGACGAATTGCCGTTTGATTGATGGAGGTGGAGGATGTGAAATACCTGAAAGTCTTCACAGACTTTGTGTACAGCCTTGAATTACTCGGAGAAGCTGAGCGGGGGCGGCTGTTTACGGCAATGCTGAAATATGCAGAGTCGGGAGCAGAGCCAGAACTCAAGGGTAACGAGAAATTTCTCTGGCTGGTAGCAAGGTCAGAAATAGACCGACAGCGCGAAAGCTACGATAAAAGATGCAAAATCAACAAAGACATAGCCACGAATCGTCACCAGAACGCACCAAAAAACACGAATCGCAACGAAACGTGCCAAGACAAAGACAAAGACAAAGACAAAGACAAAGACAATAACCCCCCTATATCCCCCCTTACCGGGGGGAAGCGTGAGAAGGCAAAGCTTTTCACACCGCCTTTACTGGATGACGTCCGGGACTACTGCAAATCTCGCGGCAACGGGATAGACCCGGACGAGTGGTATGACTTCTATGCTTCCAAGGGCTGGATGATAGGCAGGAACAAGATGGTTGATTGGAAAGCTGCCGTTCGGACTTGGGAAATCAAACGCAAGGCTTCGGGTGCAAAGCAAGACACGGGCAATTCACAGGGCAATTCACAGGAACCGGGGGACTTCGCAGAAAGGATGAGGGCGCAGGTAGAAAACGCCCGCCGAGAGCAACAGCGGTGGAAGGATCAGGAGGTAAAGCGGCGTGAGATTATCGAAGACTATCTCAACCGAAACAGAGAAGGCCCTGCTGGGGTCGATGCTGATAAACCGCGAAGCGTTTGAAAAGGGCTGCGGCGCACTGCGGGCCGAGGATTTTTCTAAGGTCGAACACCGGATAATATTCGCCGCTATGCAGAATATGTTCCGAAAAAACATACCCTGCGACAACGTAACGCTGATGGACGCACTGGGGGCTGACCTTCAGACCGCGGGCGGGATAGCATACATCACGGAGCTTTCGCTCACCGTTCCCTCCGGCGCCAACGCAGCGCGGTATATACAGAGCGTCATGGAGCAATCGAGTGAACGCCGCCTGCGGGATGGGCTGCAAGCCGTGCTGGACGAAATGAACACCGGTGACGACGCAGATCACGTTGCTGCCGCACAGGACGTAATTGACGGAGTAAGGGCGACGGGCAGCGGAACGGTCGCCCCGGTTGGCGGAGATTTTCTCATCGCCGCAGCGCGTATAGGCGACAGAAACACCGGCCTTTCCACAGGGTTTCTCGTGTTGGATGTGAGCATGGGCGGATTGAAGCCCGGGCACATGACCGTGGTGGGCGCAAGGCCGTCTATGGGCAAGACCGCCCTTGCCACAAACATTGCCGTCGCCGCCGCTCTAAGCAGTAAAACCGTCGCGGTTTTCTCTCTGGAGATGAGCCGGGAGGACGTGCTCCAGCGGGCGGTCATATCCCGGTCGCTGTGTAGTGAATATGACGCCAGGATGCGGGAACTGTCAGCCGTAAAGCCGCTGCTTGCCGCCGCGGAAGAGCTTAGCAGGGTCCCGCTGTACGTACTCGATGACGTCATTACGGTGGACGCAATCAAGTCCAGGTGCTATGCGATACGCCAGCAGGCAAGTAGGCTGGATCTCATAGTCATAGACTACCTGGGCCTGATCCAGGGCAAGGGCAAAAGCAAGGACAGGGTATCCGAGGTGTCGGAGATCAGCCGGAACGTAAAACTTATGGCGAAGGAGCTGAATGTGCCGGTACTGATCCTGAGCCAGCTTTCCAGAAGCCCGGAGCTGCGTGCCGACCACAGGCCGGTCCTGTCCGACCTGCGCGATTCCGGCTCAATAGAGCAGGACGCGGACGAGGTGCTTTTGCTGTACCGCCCCGCGGTATACGACCAAAACGCCGACAGTAAGGAGGCGATAGTTACCATAGCCAAGAACCGCAACGGCAGGACGGGAGATTGTAGTTTGCTTTGGGACGGGGAACATTTTAGATTTTACGAACAGGAAATAGACTTTGATGCGATTGAAGAAGGGGAACAGCTATGCATGTAAAAATACAAGACGTTGATACCGTGCTGGATATGTATGGGGTAGATGGAGATGTGCGGGAAGCCGTTCACGACCTGCCGAGATTCCCGGACGGGCAAGCCATGCCGAAGAGCCGCTGGATATTGGACAAGCGGTATCTCGGGCGCAATAAGGTTCAGGTATTCTGCGCCGTGTGCGGACATTATGAAAAACGCAGCCGGAACGCCTACTATAAGCACGGGAAAAGGACGGGCATGAAGCATTGCCCCGGCTGTGCGGCGGAAATGGAAGGAGAATAGGCGATGATCTATATAGGGATAGATCCCGGGAAAAAGGGGGCGTTTGCGGCAATAGAGGAGGGCGGGGAATACGTCAAAACGTGGGATAGCCTGCTGTTCCTCGAGTATTGCAGGAACATATATCGAACAGGGAAGAAAGCCGTTGCTTGCGTTGAAAAGGTGGGGGCCATGCCAGGACAGGGCGTGACGTCGATGTTTTCATTCGGCAAGAGCGCCGGTTTCATCGAGGGCGTTTTACAAGCCTACGGGATACCATACCAGCTTATTACCCCGCAGAGGTGGAAAAAGGAGTTTTCCCTCGGGCACAGCAAGGAGGATAGCATAACGGTATGCAAGCACCTGTTCCCGAGCGTGAAGTTACTGCCGACTGATCGGTGTAAAAAAGAGAGTGACGGCATGGCGGAAGCGTTATTGATGGCTGAGTACGCAAGGAGGAAATTTTAAGTGGAGTACAAAGTAGAGGTATTGGAAAAGGCCGTTAAAACTTATGGATATGTGCATCAGACGATAAAGGCCGCAGAAGAATTGAGCGAATTGCTTGTCGCACTGAACAAGTGGCTGGGTATGTCGGAGAACGAGGATTACATTAGGGACAACATCAGGGAAGAATGTGCCGACGTGGAAATCATGCTTGGTCAGTTAAAGATAATCTTCGGCGACTGGTCTGGCTGGACGCACGACAAGATGGACAGATTGGAGGATCGGATCAATGCAATCAACGGAACGAAAGAGAATGACCGCTGAAGAGCGGGAATTGTTCGCTGCACTGTTCGCGCTGGATAATATTCTCGACAAGTTTTCCGGAGGATATCAGAGGCTATGTCAGCGCGTACCCGGGTGCTGGCGGGACTACCGCATAGCGCAGAGCAGGATAGCAAGTGTTATCACAAGGCTGCTGGATACCGTGCCTGTAGAGCAGCTATTGACCGTCAAGCGACAACTCGACCTAACCGAAATCCGCATAGGCATTAAATCCGCAGCGGGTCGGGACAAGAATTACTGGGTGATGAGCTATGACGATCTGGCCGATCTTGCAGAGTACGCCACCAAAACCGAGTGCTTTACCTGTGACGGGGCGAAACATAACTGCCGGTTAAGGCAAATCTTAAAGGAGCTGCCTATTCAGGGCGTAAGCAAGCTGATAGTGAACTGTTGGAGGGAAGAATGAGAGTTACCTATGACTAAATTCACCCCTATGTTTTCGAGCGACAAGGACTACTGGGAAACGCCGCAAAGCCTATTTGACGAACTAAATGCCGAGTTTAATTTCACGCTGGACGCGGCGGCCAGCGACGCCAACCACAAATGCAAACGGTATTTCACAAAAAAAGATAATGGTTTACTGCAAGATTGGCAGGGCGAAACAGTATTTTGCAACCCGCCTTATGGTAACAGGGAGACAGGACAATGGACAGAGAAATGCTACCGCGAGGCACAGAAACCCAACACAACGGTTGTGCTGCTGATACCCGCCCGGACAGACAGATCCAGTTTTCACGAGTACATACTCGGCAAGGCCGAAATTCGATTCATTCGTGGACGGCTCAAATTCGAGATTGAGGGCAAGCCCATAAATGATCGCGATGGGCGGCCAATGCCAGCGCCGTTCCCGAGCATGGTTGTTATCTGGGAAAAAAACGGTAAATACGAAATTACTGGTCAGGGGAGGAATGATAATGATAAGACCGAGTGATATTGTATTACACAAGCCCACAGGCGAAACTTGGGTAGTATGCGGAATTGACCACGAAAAAGGGGAACTTATCCCATGCGGGTATCCGTTTCCGACCATTGCGAAACTTACAGACTGTGAGTTAGTCGAGGAACACTATACCGCAAAAGGACAGCCGGAGGAATATATAAAGGCTCTACAAAAGCGCGGCCTGACACGGTTTATTGATGTTAGAGCGGCTATGTTCCACGGGATTATATAGGAGGACTGACAATGACCCAAAGTGATAACGATTATTATAACTACTTACTCTCATGCGGATTTGATGAACAAGAAGCTCAACAAAAAAATGAAGGAGAGGGAGATTATGATTGATTTGTATAAAGGCAAAAAAGAGCAGAGAGAAATTACAAGTCAAGCATACCAATTGAGCCAAAAACGGCTAACGAAAGACGTTCAAGATTTTTTATGGGGAGGGAGGTACCGACAATGAATAAAGAACATATAGAACGAGAAGATGCAAAGGCACGGCTTAGAATATGGATCACAGATTGCGTATTAGACGGGGACAATGAGGCGGCAGACTGTTTCAGGGACTGTATAGACCTCCTCGACAGTATTCCCGCCGCCGATGTTGCTCCGGCTGTGGAACTTGAAGATTTGAGGGCTAAGTATCAGGCGCTCGTTGCTGAAAAAGACAAGAACAGTGGAGACACGGCCGAAACGTATACAACTGGGTATCGCTATGGTCGCAGAAACGGGCAGATTGAATTGCTCCAACAGATTTTGGGCATTTTCGATGGTGCAAGCGAGCCGGAGGAAACAAATGAGTAAAGAATATATAGAGCGCGAAGCGGCTAAGGAACGGCTTAGAATATGGCTCTCGGGTTGCGTATCAGACAGAGCGAAAATGGATAAGGAGGAATAACAATGTTCAAGTACATCATCATAGGAGTAGTTGTTGGTATGGCATTGTCCTTGTTGTTGGTGCTTATATGCGAACTGGTGTACGTATCACGGTTTAAAGGGAAAAAGTGATACCAGAACCACTGAAGGAGGTATGAAGATGAAGCCGATTTATATACCTAAAGGAAAAGCAAAAGAGTACGGCGATTATGCTATCAACATTTATACGGGATGTCCTCACAGATGTTATTACTGCTTTGCCCCGTCAGTGTTAAGGAAAGATCGGAAACAGTTTCACACTAACATAAAGCCTCGTGATGGGATTGTGGAGGCAACTATTAAACAGTTAGAGCGGGAAGGAATCGCGGGCAAATTGATACACCTATGTTTCACCTGTGACCCATACCCCACAGGACATGATACCACGGCGACACGGCAGATTATAAAGGCTATCAAGGCAAGTGGAAACCATGTTCAGATACTTACAAAGGGCGATGGGAGCCGTGACTTTGATTTGCTGGATGAAAAAGATTGGTACGGTATTACCTATGATGGTATGCATGACGGTGTATATATGCCAAGCGACAGGCTTATAGATGTGAAAAAAGCGCATGACCGGGGAATAAAAACATGGTGTTCTTTTGAGCCTGTAACGGACGCAGATCGGGTTTTGGAATGTATCGAGAGCTGTTATGACATATTTGACAAGGTTAAAATTGGGAAATTGAATTACTATTCGTCAAATATTAACTGGAAACAGTTTGGGGAAGAAGCCGAACAACTATGCAAGCAACTTGGCATTGATTACTACATAAAAGAGAGCTTACGGGCAGAAATGGTCAAACTGCCAAAGGAGGAAACTAATGATAAAAAACAACCTGAAGAAGCTCCGGGGGAATAGGACGCAAGCAGAAGCGGCGGCTGCGCTTGACATGAGCCAGGGCGTGTACAGCATGATGGAGAGCGGACGGGCGGTGCTGAATAAGTGCGAACTGGTCAAGGCTATGACATACTACGATGTGCCCGCCGAAAAGATATACCCGCCTGATATACTGCGTTTATGTTTCGGCATAGACGCGGCAGAAAAGAAACGCAAACCGACTTCTGCTATGGTGAAAATACCAATAGCGTTGGCGGAACGGATTGACGGATTGATAGCCGAGGGCCTTTATTTGAGCCGAACCGACTTTGTGGCTGCAGCCACACGTGAAAAGCTGGGAGGCGATAATAATGGGCAAGATGCACAAGAAGGCAGAGTGGTACCTATACAACTACCAGAAGGTCAAGGAGCGTGAGGCTAAGCAGCGTAAAGAGATCGAGGACGACGCCATATATTCATCTTATGGCAGCGGCGACAACACGCCGGTCAAACGCAGCGTCGGCACGAGCAAAACAGAAGCCGGAGGCATAAAGCTCCTTACTGCGCGGGCAAGGGCGATGAGGGCGGAGGATGATTTGTGGATTAAGGCCATTGAAAATGTGTGGTGCGCCTATACCCACGAAGATCAGGGAATGGCGTATTTCATGGAATTTTGCTTCGGCTTAACCGGCTTGCCCGTTAACAAGGCCCGATCCGGGATAGTCCGCGACGAGATCATGGCGCGGCTGGCGATAGAGCGGATACAGACCTATTACTCATACCGCAATCGGATAATCGAAACCGTGGTAGAAGAGGCGCTGGAGATCAAAGCGTATAATAAGGAAATAAAAAACAGCCCCCGGTAAGGGGGCTGTTCGGTTGGCCTGGAAGACCTTGCATAAAGTTAAGTATGTTTCAAATACGACCTACAAACGCATGTGTCATTGTCGCCATGTTCTGGGTCGTACCATAGGATATTAAAAACCCGTCCCATCATGTATCCATAAATCCTGTGCGTTCCTGTGAGCCTTAACGAGATGACCGAGTCTTGCTCTATGTACCGAGCGGCCATTCTTTCTTTAGCTGAACTATTTAACTTTCCTACATCGATAGAGTGATGGCTTTTCTTTGAAACAACAAGTATCTCTTTCCAAGTTTTAGCCTCAAGGTTTTTTAAGAACGGCAAAACCTCCGTCCACAGCAACTCGCCAACATTTTCCCGAGTAAATCCCCATTTTTCTGTATCACAGGAACCAAAATTCCAAGCTGGCCTTTCATCATAATAGCTGTCGGGATTTTCTTTTTGCTCAACATGGCGTCCCTTGGGCAATTCTTTTTGAATAACTTTCTTCTTTTTACAGGCCGCCATAATACTCAGCCATGCTTTCCTTGGTAATAATACGATCACACCCAACTCCGGCAGGAATGCCTGAACGAGCCTGATTCCAAGGACCTTCAAGGTGTGTAAGCTGACTTAACCACTGAGCATCATGTGGCGCATAGTGCTCCAATACAGTATCAATAGTATCTTTTTGGTTGGAAGTCAGAATATCAGCGTTGCCCTTTTCATCATCTTCCGTGACATCATACTTTCCCTGAGTATAAAGAAACAGCTCTCTGCAAACAGGACCGTTAGCCCACGCCTGAAAGTTTTCGTTAAAAAGTGGCTCATCGTCCCAAACCAGCGACCATGCTTGGCAGTAGTAACATAGTTTTTGAAGTTTCATCGTGGACATTCTACCTTTTTCCCGCAGAATGTATTTAGCAACGTCGAATACACTTGCCATTGCTACACCCCCTTTCTACTTGCATTATATTTTGCTTGATTATACTTTGCAATACTAAAAATAATAATTCACAAACCAATATTGAGTGAGCGAAATTCCTCTTATTCTGGGGGCTGTTCGGTTACTTCTGGTTGAGGTATTTTTTCTTATACTTGCGTAGTATATCCCGCTGTGCATCATCAATGGCTTTAGCGACGAAAGACGCCTTTTCGTCATCGTCCATGCGCTGATACTGCGGGCTGTTGATGGCGTCCTCCGCTGCTGCGTACATAGCCCTTCCATTATCTATTTTGAAGGCAGTGTATTCGTCTGCGCTGAGAATGTACCTGTCCTTGGTTTTGTCGTCTTTCAGCGTGCGGTAAGGGTAATTGGAGGGCACGACGCTTTTATCCTGCGTGACGGAATACAGGCGGGTCAGCTCCACGTCAACGGGGGTCATATCTACCCCATCAAGATAGCCTGGCAGTATAGCCTGCTCCAGAAGCCGGACTGGCCAACTGTGCTCGTTTATCTCCTGCTCGCCCCAAACGTTGATATATGGCTGCAAGCCGCTCGCTGAAAGGGGTATCTTGGCCTGCATTTTGTTAGTTGCTTTATCCAGCGTTTTGCCGAGCGCGGAGTTCGGGTCGCCCGCCGTGTCGCGCCGCACGGGGTCTATGGTTCGCGCTATCTGCCCGCCGACGGTGGGAATAAACTGGCTTGCATAGCTGATGGTGGCGTTTTTGCCGAACGCAAGGAAAAAACTCTCCCTGTTTTCGCTTGCTTTGCCCGCTGCCTCCAGCGTATCCTGCAAGCCCTGCAGCATGGACATTTCAACGAGCGGATCGGCAATGCCGGCAAGCGTATTGAGTGCTGCATCAAGAGCATTTTCGCCTTCTGCACCGTCGCCGATGGCTATATTGTATAGTGCTACGCCCATAAACAGGGGGATCGTGGCGGGAACTGCCCAATCGATAGTCACGGACTTTCCACCGCCAAGATTGAGCGCGAAATCCTGGTAACCGAGATCGCGCTTGTAATACTTATCCTCGTCGTCATTTCCGCCTGTAATTATGCCAGACTTTGCGAGGAATAAGCCGAGAGCCATAAGCGACGAACCGGCAAGGCCGGAGGCCATGCGATCAATGCCCTGTGCCGCCGTGTAATTTCCGCTCTTAACGCCTGCTGTCGTCTGGTATATTCCCTCCATAAGACCTATGGGCGAAAAGTCAACGCCGCGGGCGAGAACGTTGAGCGGCGTTTTCTTGAACGGGACCACGCCACCTACGAGAAGTTTTGACGTGGTATTTTTGTTTTCCAATTTGGTAAGGGCGTCTGCGACCTTGCTTGTATCGTGGAAGGTGGAGCGTTTTGCCTCGTTGATAGCGTAGCTCATGCACTCCGACCTCTGGGCTGCCGTCATGGTATCTGGGCTGTATCCGCGAGCGATCATCATCTGGGCAAAGGAGCGCTTATATTGCCGTTCAAGGAAAATCACGTCGCCCTCGCTCAATGCCCAGTCGGTAGCCTTGCGCCATTCTTCGATCGGCTTAAAATTGAACACCCTGCGGTTATCGTCTATGGCGCGCTCTATGCCGGTCTTGGTGTCATAGCGCGAGCTGTCCAGGAGGACGCGGCGGGCGTCATCAAGCGTGGTTTCCGCGTATGCTTTGTTTGCCTGATATTCCTCGCCGATGGGAATGGCCTTTGTACGCTGGGATTTGTCTATGCCCTTTTCAAGCAGCGTTCCTATGGCGTCCTTTCCAGTCCACATCACATCGGACATTATCTCGTTGCCTATGAGGTTGCGGAGTATGGTCCGGGGATTGCCGAGCATTGAGAGGTAGCGCCATGAATTTATCTTATCGATAACGCCGGTAGGGACCTTCGAGCCTATATCGACGGCTATTCTGTCCATTACCGCGTCGCGCTCCTTGCGGGTCTGCGCAGAGCGCAACTCATTCAGCAGCTCGGGATCGACTTCAATGGGTGCCATTTTGCCCTTGTCTATCGCCTTTTGGTTTTTCCTGTTGATATCCGCAACAGCCTTGTCGAGCGCAGCCTCCGCGCCGACGGAGCTGTCCCGCGTCCACTTCGCAAGAGCCTGTATCGCCTGCCCACTCTCGGTCATGTGGCGCTGGATTTCCTTTTTCCAGTCGTTGAGCTTTGTGTAGTCACCGGTTTCAGCCGCTTCAGATCTCAGGGTCTCGCCTATGAGCATAGCAGTGTCAACGTCGGTTGCATCCCAAATGCAGTGATTGAGCCGCCTCATGGCGCCGTCCAGATTGCCGTCATTTTCTATGGCACCGCGCACTATCTCCCTCGCGTTGGATAATGTGTCTGCCTCTCTGGAAACCGCGTACATGGAATTTTCAACACTATCAGCGCTTTTCTCCGCCTCAGTGAGCCACTTATCGTAAGTATTGGTATACACCTTGGACTGTTTCATCTCAACAGGGGAGGGTGTATTTGCCCCAAGGTCTTTGAGGGCGGGGGAGAATTGCGGGGCTACTTCCGTGCCTTCTCCTCTGCTATCAGCTCGTCCAGTTTCGATAATGTCTCCATCAGATGTTTGTCTGCCGCTGCCTCCTCGTCGTAGTACCACCGGCCGCTCTTTGTCTGCTTCCAGAACTCGGAAGGGGGCTTCACCCCGGTTGACGTCGTTTGAGTATCTTTCATATCCATCAAAAACTCCTTCCCCTTGCAATTCAAGGTATGTTTTTATTGGCTTATTGCCGACTGAAAGCAAATAATCGGGTCGCACAAGCCTTCCTGTTTCGTTGTATCTGTTGTTGTTTCGTTCAAGAGCTTTTTCTATAGGCAGTTCGTTTAAGATAAGAGTAGTAGTGTAGCCATGCTTTTTTAGTTGTTGAGCCAGTTCGCGAATTGATTTCGCGCTACCTCCAACTTTAGGATACACCAGATTATCACCGTGTGCAATCGCTTTGACGAAAATACCATCCGCAATCTGTGCGCTTTCCTCGTGAACGGCATTCGCGCCAATACCGTCCCCATATTCGGGGATTCCCTCAAAGCCTCTTGCCTTGTCGCCCATTTTGATTATGTCCGAATCAATGAGGATAGATCCGGTACGCTCGACAAGAGGGTCGGCAATCGTGCTCTTACCGGCTGCGGGTGGGCCTATTACAATATACGCTTCGCGGTTTTTGTTTGCCGCCTGATATTTATCATAATATTCATCAGCCTTCGCAATTCTATACTGCTGGCGTTCTGGTGAATTATCATCAATGGTTTGCGGCATTTCCATCATGGCGGCAATATGCGCCTGTATTTCCGGCGTCATATATTTCTGGGCAAGCGTTTCCTTGGCTTCATCGTTCAGTTCGTATTCGATTTCATTACCGCGTGCATCAAACCCGCGATTATCACCCTGCGCAACACCGTTTTTAATGTTATCAATACCGTTCTGAGCCGTGTTTGCGTCCGCATTGGTATTAGCGGCTGGGTCGGCGGCTGAACCGCCTACGGGGGCGTTTACAGCGTCACGTTCTATATCGCTACAATACTTCGATGCGTGATACTCGTCGACCAGCTGCTGATTGGCGGCATTCTTGCGCTTGGCCTTTGCCGCTTCGGACTTGTAGTCCGCCGTCGCGGTGTCTACCTTCTTCTGCCCCTCGCTCGCCGTTTTGCTCGCTGCTGCCTTTGCTGCGGACAGTTCCCGTGATGCCTGTGCAATCTTTTTGCCCTTCTTTACTGGGTCGGGATCGTCAATACCGGCAAGCCGCTGTTCGGCCTGAGTGACTTTATTGTTGGCGTTCTCCACCTTAACGGCAGCATCGTTTTCTGCGGATTCAACGGCCTGTTTCTTAGCAGCTACTACTTCAGCATTGGTCTGTATCTCAACTCCTGCGTTAATGGCAGCGTCGCGGGAAACGTTGATCTCGCCGCTGTTATACTTGTCAATGAGAGCTTGCCGCTGCACATCGTTCATATTCTCCATGTGCATAGCAGACATGAAACTATCGAGGTAAGCCGCATAGTTGCCGCCAGTGCCCTTGTATATCTCCGATGCGTATTTGTAGGATTGCGTATGCGCCCCCATAGACAGGCCGTTCATTATGCCGCCTATGAGCAAACCGCCTTTAGCATTGTCCCACATTTCGGAGAAGTCCATTTCATATCCCTTATCCCATGTAGCCATTCTCGCAATTGACGAGCCGTAGTAGGACGCGGCTTCTTCAAGACCTTCACCGATAGTGCCCAATGCGAAGTTGACAAAGGGCATACCCTTTGTTATTGCAAACTGCTTGAAGTTGGCGGAAAGGCCGCTTGCCGCGATCTTCTTGCCTATAATGTTCATGCCGAAAGAATGCTGCAATACCTCGCCCATTTCAAGGGATTCAAGGTAGCCCTCCAGCGCACCGGCGGGGATAGCGTACAAGGCCGCCATTCGGGGTGTAGCGCCGCCGTTTACAGCCTCAAGGTAGTAGTTGCCTATTGCACCGGATATGAATGGAAGGTGGCTTGCGTTCTTTTGCATGAAGTTGAAAAGAAAGTCAGTGCCCGCCGCGCTGCTGGATGTGGTCGTTGCGGCGGGGGTAAGTGCAGAGCCTATGAGTGAGGTTGCACGCATACGCATTATTTCAGCGCCGACATCGGCGGCGGTAGATATTACCTTGTGGTTCCTGTCGTGGGAAAACTGCGTCCACCATGCCGACATATCCTGAAGCTCGTCAGTGAATTTCCAAAGCTTTGCGCGCCCCGAAATGGTAGCCGCACCCATATCCAACACGCCCTCCGCACCGCAGGCGATAGACAGCGCCGCACGTATGGGCATGGAGATTATGGAATTTGCAAGCTGATCCGCCATACTGTTTTCCACATAGTCGCTTGCCAGCATATCCTTGTCGGTGTTCTTCCAGTCCTCTTCGGTGTATGTCGCAAGCACCTGCTGAATCTGCTCGTCAGTGAGGCCGCATTCTTTCAGAGTATACGTCGAGTAGTTTACGCGAGCGCGTTCCTTGGGTATGTACTCGCCCAAGTCCGCCCGGCGTAACGCATTGTCAATTTCAAGCGGTTCGTATCCCTGTGCTTCAAGCACGGCGGTAGCGGTGTCAATGTAGCTGTTTACCGCCCGCGTTTCCTGTTCGGACAAGCCGTAACCTTCCATCATGGAAATAGGCGAAAAGCCCTTCTGTGATGATGTCCCCATGTTGCCGAGCTTTTTAGCTTTATCTACTGCGCCCTGTGTGAAACTGTCCATGCCGTTCAGTATCTTGGCGCTTGTGGCATCAGAGCTGTCACGCCTTGCTATGCGTTCTGCTTCGTTGGCCTTGCCTTCGGTGCTTTCAGAATAGGAAAGTCTGCCATCCTGCCGTATGGCTTTTTGAATATCCTGATTGGAATACCCGGCCTCACGCATAGCTGCTATCGCGCTGTCAGAGGCCGCCTGCTTTTTTTGCTTATTGTTATTGTACTCGTTGAGTTTACTATCCCGCGCAAGGCCGACGCGCTTGTCTATCTCGACGGAGTAGCCGCTGTCGGCTATTGCGGTGTTTATGATGTTTTGCGTTTTGACGGTTTCTTCCTGCTCCTGCGCCTTCTGAACCGTTACATTTTCACGATTCTGGTATCTGGCGATATCGCTCATTACATCGTCAAGGCTGAGTTTCCCGGTGCGGTTTTTCTGCTCCTTCGCCTGTGCTGTCTGCTCGGCAAGAGCGGGGGAAAGGTAGCTGTCATAACTGGAATCACTGTCTTTCGGGTTGTACAGTTCAATATCCTTATAGATGGGATTGGATAGCTGTATTCTCTGTGCCGCCGCCGCAATGTCGTCCCCGGTAATGTTCATTGGGTCGCTGGCGGTGCTCCATGCTTCGCGGGCGACGGCTTTCTTAAAATTTTTCGCCTTCTGTTTCTCTACGCGATCAGCAAGAACAGAGGCGTAGGCATCTTTATAATACTTGCTGTCGAAGTAGTCAGCCTGCGGCAAGCCGTTTTCCTTTAGCCATTGCGAAAATGAATCCTTGCCGTATCCGGCCTCGTACTTCTTGGATATCTGTCCGGAGTAGTAGCGATTCACATCTTCCGGGTCGCTCATATCATAACCCCAGTTCTTGTTGTTCGCGCCCTTGCCGGCGGTCATCCAGTTTGTAAAGCTGACCTTTGCCTTCTGAACAGCTTCAGTATCATAAAAAGTATTGGTTTCGGGGCGATAGACATAAGCGTCTTTGTCATACCGCCCGTCGCCTACCCTGCCGCCGGAGGCCTCGCGCCGAGCCATAGCACCTTCGTATGAGCCTGCGCTTAGGGATTCGTTGCTAACGTTTACCTTTTTGTTAACGCCTTTGCCGGAATCTATTACGCCCGCCGCACTCGCCATTTGCTCCTTAGTGTATGCCATATCAAACTCCTTACATCATCTGTCCAGACATACGGCGATTGCTACCGGTGCTGGTGGTCTTGTTCTTGTTGGTTCTGGTTGTGGTAGAGGTTTTCTTGCCGCCACTCTTTATGACTTGGTTTTTAAGCTGTTCTGTACGCTTCATGCCGGATGCCTGGTCATGCAGTATCGAGCCGACGGTGTTTACGGTCTTGCTGTCATAACCGAGGCCCCGAGCTGCATTCTTAACGCCGGAATCCTGCGCTGCCACTGCGGCCTTGAAAATATCGCCGTCGTTAGAGTTCATGAGCCACTGAGTATAGGTCATATTGCCGCTACCACTACTACCACCACGGCTGCCGGAAGATTTCTTCTTGCCTCTGCTGTAGGAATAACCGCCGCCACCGCCACCACTGCCGCCGGAACTTGGCACACTGCCTACGCCGGCTTTTGCGTTCTGGCCCAGCGAATACAGGTCTTTGGCAAGGTCGTAGGCGTTGTTCTGCGCCGCAAGCCCCTGTGCTACTGCCTGATTGTACTGGTTCAGAACAGCCTCATTAAGACCGGCCTGATAGTTCGCCTCCATCTTTGCTATGTCGTCGGCCTCTGCGTCCTGTAAGCGCTGCTTCGCGTCAGTCACCCATGTACTGCCGCCCATGCCGCGAGAATGGGCGTCGAGGTCTATCATGGCCCTGTCTGCTTCGGTCTGCTTGCGCCTGTTTTCTATGGACTGGTCGTATGCGGTGCGTAGGTAGGATTCAACGTAGGATTTGATTTCGTCCTTGTCCGTGGTGGGGAGCTTGTACTCGGACAGCACCATTTTTGCAAGGTCAGACCAATCATTCACGCTGCCCTGGGCCGCAAGGTCGCCGCGATAGGCAAGCTTGGTAGCGTCGTCCCATGCGCCTGTATCCTCTATGCCACGGGATAGCTGGTAGTCCTTTATGGCCTGTTCGGTCTTATAGGGCAGGGCTCCGTAGGTGTCATATGCCGCCTGTTCAGCTGCGCCCCATGTGCCGGTCTGGTCAAGACCGTATTCCTTCTGCCACTTTTTTATAGCTGCTTCATCGGTTAGGCCGAGCTTTTTAAGCAGCTCATCGTAGTTAGTTTCTGCCATATTGCTTATCTCCTTTATAAAGAATGGCCCCCGGCGGCGAAACCACACGGGGGCGATTGAAAGGGATTCCCTGTTGGGAGGTTAGAAATTATCTTCTTCGGGGGTCTTGGGTGCTTCAGGAATGCCGGTCACCACGGAAGTAAGAATAGAGAGTATGCCGGCCACGGCAGAGGCAGAGCCTACCATCACCCAATTGATATCAGAGAGTACGGCGGCGGTGCCAATGGTAGCTATGGCGGTCTGACAGATAGTCCTTATCGCTCTGAGAGCGGCTGCTTTCCAAAATGCTTTCATTTGTTTTTATCTCCTTTTTAATTAATGCGAAATGAAGTAGGTTATTCCCGCGCCCACAAGAGCGCTGATGACCGCGTATACCACGGTATCCCAGCGTTTGGCGGGTGCTTTTTCCAGTGCGTCGAGGCGGCCTTCCAGTTTATCAACTGTATGCCGTAGCCCGCGCAACTCTGCGGCGATTTCTGCCAGTGCTTCTTTTATCTCCATGATGGTGCTATCTACATCTAAACTCATAAGACTACACCTCCTTGATGTATTTCGCGGAACTGTAGCCGCTTATTACTTTGCCGTCGATTATAGCCGTAACTACTGACCACCCATTAACAGGGGGCAATGCTATGAGCTTCGTCCCCTTTTCCGCCATACCAAGCTTGGCGTAGGAGGTGGAGGGGCCTTGCCGTATCCACACATTCCCGGTAGTAGCAGCGTAATAGGGCTTTGCCGGAACCTCGTCCCATAGCAAATCCAGCCTGCCGTAGCGGTTCCAGTAGCCTGTGCCGCTGGCGTTGATGTCGCGGCAGACAACGCCGTCATCCCTGCCCATGGATTCGATGACCTTACCGCCGCCAACATACGCGCCGACATGATAAATGCGAATGCCGTTGTGCCTGAAAACAAGGTCGCCGGGTTTTAGGTCTTTCCGCTCCAGTTTGTCGCACATGGAGTACAGGCCGCGTGAGGAAACGTCAGCCTTGATGAGCTTATTATCCAGCAGGAATTTGACTATCAGCCCGCTGCAATCGTAGGCCTCGATAGGGTTCATGCCCTCTGCAACGCGCTTGCGGTACAAAGCTATCGCCCGGTTGGCGTTGCGCTCGGAGGTTTCCTCCTTTCGGATATAGTCCTCCGGGTCTATGATGCAGGACAGGCATTCCCCCTGCGCACCCCAAACATACAAATTGCCCACCTTGCTGTGAAGATAGGCAATAAACTTATCGATCATGTTCATAGGCTTTACCTGCGGCGTTTACCGGCACAGACAAGACCGAAGGTTATCAGCGATATGGACAGGGCATAAGGCAGTACGGATATATCGCCGGTCTTGGGAATATGGATATTGTCGGCCACATTCTGCCCATTCTTCCCTGCATTCACGTCGTTGAAGTGATAGGTAAATATCCGCGAGCGGTCGCCGGCCTTTGCGGCGTTGAGAAGTTCCTCGGCAGTTTCGGCGTTTTCCGCGGCCTTATCCGCTATCTGTATCTGGAAGCAGGCAGGGAAGGATACTATCATGCCCTCCACTATGTATTCGCCGGTAGCGAGGGGAATATTAGGGGCGTCCTTATATTCTATGCCCTGCTTTGCGACGTGCAGCTCCAGATCCTTGGTGCTGGCCCACTTGGGAACGGTGATCTTCACCCTGAGAGCGAAATTCATGTCGGCGGCATAGCCAACCTTGGTTATCTTCTCATAGGTCTTGATGTCGGCGGCGGATATTTCCACCTTGATCTCGTCGTCCTCGACGATAGTGACGGTTGCGGCGTAGGCTGCGGTGCAGAAGCACAGCAGCAGGAGCGCCAGAAGGATTGCGATTTTCTTTTTCATAGTTCGTCCTTTCTTTGGTTTTTTGTATTAAAAAAAGAGCTTTGCGCTCTCTTTTTGCGGTCATTCCGCGTATTCGCTCCATTTGGAGCTGCCTGTCTTAGGCCTATACACCGCGGATTTGATATGCTGGGAAATACACCTCCAAGATTTGCCTTCATGGGTGACTATGGTATCCTCTGTTATCACAGTGCCGTCCTCGATGTCGTTCCACGCGGGATAGCTGAATTGCGGCATCTCCCAGTAAACGCCTAAATTGGCCGTGTCTGCGGGGTCTTTGCCACGGTTGTATCGCAGTGCCACATACCCGCCCTCCACGGTATCACCGACGGTATAGCGGGCTTCGGCGTTCCACGGTGCGCCTTGGGAAGGCGGGCTTATGAGGCTTTGCCTGGCAGCCGCAATGAGGCCGTCCAATTCGCTGTGTGCCTCCGCAATGAGCGCCGCCCCGGAGAATTCCTCTACCGTTACAGCCTCCAGCCCGGGCAAGCCGCCCCGCCCATTCAAGGCGTATATGTTGCCTCCGTTTACGACAATGCCCTGAGCTTCATGCTCAGGGCAGGTGATGTACACTCCGTTTTCTTGCAGCCGTACATAAACGGCGCCGTCCTCGGTGCTGAGGATAGCGCCTCCCTTTTTTATGCGGTACATTTCATTCCTCCCTTTGTATGAATAGTTCTGAATACAGCGCATCCATGCTTTTAAGCGTCCTGTATGCGTCAAAGCGTTTTGCGTAGCCGCGCCACGACTGATACGATGTTGCTACGTCCTCCATCGCCATCTTGCCCCTGTCTACCCATTCCCGGAATTTTTTAAGTTTGCGGCGCATCCTTGCGACGGAGCCGGGATCTATTTTTCGCACCACTTTCCCGCTGTCCGTCAGGAAAAAACGGGTCTTAAGGAAGGTGAAGCCCCGGCTGAGCTTCACTATGCGCGTTTTTGTCGGGTGCAGCGCTATGCCGAGGGCGGCGCACCGCTCATGTATGTCCTCCATGCAGCGGCGCAGATACTCTTTGCTCTCATGGAGAAGGTATCCGTCATCCATATAGCGGGCATAATGCCTTATGTGCAATTTTTCTTTTATGTGGTGGTCTAAGGAATTGGGCAGCGCCAGCGCGCTTATCTGGGAAACCTGGCTGCCAAGGCCCAGCCCCTCCGGCCCGAATCGGTCAATGAAATATTCCGCCTGCGCTATCAGCCGCTCATCGCGTATGCACCGGCGGTATTCGTCAAATATAGGCTTATGCCGCGCCGTGTCAAAATACTTTGAAAAATCAAACAGCAGGGCATATCCTTCCGTGCCGTGCCTTCGGTAATGCTCGTGCAGGTGTCGCTCCAGCCTGTCCAGGGCGAAGTCTATGCCCTTGCCCTTCAGGCTCGCCCCGTTGTCATGTATGAAGGAGGAACTGAGCAGCGGCGTAAGGCAGTTGTCGCAAAGGCATCGCTGCACTACCCTTTCGGATATATGCACGCTTTTTATATGCCTGGGCTTGCCGCGCTCCATCAGGTCGAACTCCGTAAAGCCGCGGCTTTTATATCTTCCGCTCAACAGCTCCACGCGGGTCTTGTACACGTTGGCCAGCGCGTTTGCCTTATACGTCTGTACGCTGGATTTCCACAGCACACCCTTGCGGGTCTGCTTATACGCATCATACATGTTATCATAGCTGAACACGGCTTCAAAGCAGCCGCAGTTTTCGTTGCGCTCCTGTTTTTTTGCTTCACGCTCCGCCTTCCTGCGTTGGTATCGTGCCTCCCGGCGTTCCTCGCTGGTCATTTATCCTCCAAGGTGAAAACCCCCGTACAGTCTGGTATGGAGTGCGTTCTCGACTGCAAAGGACAGACCCATGAAAGCGGCTATCGCACATTCGCCGCCCATGCAAGCAGCGTCCGGGCCGCCGCATCGGGGGTTATATTTACCCGCAATATATGCGGGACGGTCCTGTTCCCCTTCTGTATTGCACTGATTTCGCCCAGCGGTTACTTTGTCTGGCCACACAGAATCAGGGGGGCACCCCATACGCATTGTTTGCATTATTGTTGGTAACGGAGCCCGCCGCCGCCACCGCCACGAAGTTATTATTGTTATTCGTATTAGGGGAGGCAAGCCACCACACCGCAGCAGCACCGCGAGGACGGGGAGCACGATTTACGGAACAGAACCAAACTTTATTTTTACTTCAAGTCGGCGTATCGCTTTTTATCCGCCTGCCGCACACCGGAGAGCAGCGACGCCTCGTTGACGGCCATCTCCACCCAGGCTTCAATCACGTTGGTCTCTATGGAAAACAGACTCCGCGCTATGTCTATCTTGGATAGCAGGTTTTGCACGTCGTTGTTCGCCTCTATGAGATGATCCCGGCGCATCTGAGCCTCGTGCGCGTTTGTCGGGTATATGCTGTTGGCTGCCTTGGCGTGCTCATGGCAACTGGAGGCGAGCCGCGCCATCTCCGTGGTTATGAAAAACGTATACCTTTTGGGGAATTTTAAACACTGTCGTATCGTGTATACCTCAAGGTTGTATGCGTTCTCAAGAAATTGCATACCACTTTCACCGCGACGGCTTTTTAATACGGACATGGAAAATACCCTTTACAAAAATTTTTTCGCCCCGCCCACAAGGGGCGGGGATATTAGGATAACGGATTAAATACAGAAGCAGGGGGGCACCCCATACGCAAAGTTTGCATAACTGTTGGTAACGGAGCCCGCCGCCGCCACCGCCACGAAGTAATAATTGCCATTCGTAGTAGGGGAGGCAAGCCACCACACCGCAGCAGCACCGCCGACTTTTCTTATACGGCTGGCGTTGGTGGTGAAGATGGGGTACTTCCTGCCTTCGCCTGCCGCAGAGTAGTTTGTGTTGCCAAACACCTCTATTTCCGTCGGCAAGAACAGCTTGTCCTTTGATATGGTTATTGTCGTGCTTCCGCTTCCGGCGGATACGCGGCGATTGACGGTCTTTATGACGTTCTTGAGCTCCGCTGGAAACATATTGAGTATTGCCGGCATACGCGAGGTTCGCATCTGGCAGTTGTTCCAGCCACCGGCGTTGGTACTGCCGCCGTTCATCACGTATGTTGTGTTCATGCACTCGGTAAAGCCAAAAGTTATTGCGGCGTAGCCTGAGCCGTCCGCAATGTCATCATGGCGGAAATCGTATATTGCGACGTCATGAGCCTCGTCTGTAAGCTGGAGCTGCTTCCTGTCGCCTATCTTCCAAAAATTACTTACATCCTCGCCGGAGTTGGCCACGCCCGCTATCTGGCCCCATGTGCAGCTTGAAAGAGGGCTGTTAGTGCTGAAAAGCGTCCACACGCCGTTGACGCCTATGTATGCGTTGCGGTATTCCCACGCAGAGCCATTATACTGCATAACAAGGCCGGGTGTCAAAAATATGCTTTGGTCTCCGGCAATGGACAGGCTGTATCCGCCGTTGTCCACGGTATGTATCCATATATCGCCGCTTACCGGCTCCGCCGGCGCCGCATAGCTGAAGCATATAGTGCCCGGCTCCGTGCCGGTGAGTATGACCACCTGATGATCGACAACCACTGCCGGCAGAGAGGTCGAAATCTGCACATCGAAGGCCACGCCGCCCGCTGCGGCTCCATACACCATGTTAAATATCATACTGTCATTACCCCACGATCAATATATTCACGGTCAAGTTGGTTTCCGGCACCTTTTCACAGGTGAAGGTCAGGCTGTTCGCTGCCTGTTCCGTGCAGCGCACCTGCGCCGCGCCATAAACTTCAAGATGGGCAGGGGCCGGCGCAACGATGATGTTGGAGGCTGCCTTTACTCCTTGCACCGTGACGGCCTGCGTAAAAGGCGCCGCCGCGCCGACCCATGCGGATGCCGAAAGGGCTGCCGCCTTTCCCTGTGATGGCGCCGCATAGCTTCCTTTTGGCTGGTAAATACCGTCGTGCCTATGGGTAGCCTGGGAAAAGTAAGATGCGTCGTGACCCTCCAGCCTTTCGGCATTATCGACCACACCGCTGTTGTCGGTGTCGTATGTTGATTTTTCCATATCCCCGGTGCCACTACCATCACGCCCTTTCGGTATGCCCAGCTTTAAGACTTTGTGATCGCCGGATTCTACCAATTCAGCCGTGGCTTGTGCGCCAGCCGCAAGCGTGGTAACTTCAACGGTCATGCCAGCAATTTTCAGTATCTCCGCTTGCCGTTCCTGCTCCTGTGATACGCGGGTATTTTCAGCACTGACACGCCCTTGCTCAGCCGTTACGCGGGAAGTCTCTGCGGAAGTCCGCGCTGTCTCTGCGGTTTCTCTTTCGCCCTCGGCTGTTTTTCGCTCTGTCTCGGCACTGGCTCTCACAGTCTCGGAAGTAACGCGGCTCTGTTCGGCGGTTTTCCGGCTTTGTTCAGTCGCAACACGGGATGATTCAACAAATACCCTTGCGGTTTCGGCAGCTTCCCGCGCTTCTTCCGCTTCAACCCTTTCGCCCTCGGCTGTTTCTCGCGCCGCCTCGGCTGCTACCCTTTCGCCCTCGGCAGAGACACGGGAAGCCTCGGCAGTAACACGCAGTTCTTCCGCCGCAACTATGCCGTTGCACACTGAAATCAGGGACACAAGCAGAGGATATTCGTTTGTAGCCATGGCGGTATTTTCGTTAAAAATAGCCCGCTGGCACTCAAAGTTGAATTTTGCCGTGGTTATAAGGGTTGTCTTGTTCTCGTCAGAATAAATCTGCAACTCGCATTCCACCTGTCCGGGGGCAATGGAGGCGGGGCGAAGAGCAACGGTCACTTCATTGTTATATGTGCCGCCAATAGTCACGCCGCCGCCAGCCTCGGCGCTGTCCTGCATGGACGTACCGCTGGACTTTGAGAACACGGCGATAACACGGCAGTCAGTCAGGGCAACGGCAGAACCGCCGTCCGTGACGGTAATCCTTATCTTGTTGCCGTTGTCGCCCTCAATGACATAAAAGGGGGCGTTGGTAGATGTCTGTTTTAACTCCAACGCTACGTCAAATGTCTTGTATATCGTTTCCATTAACTGCCTCCGTTCAGCTCATCCAGCTTCTTGTTTATCTCGGTGAGAGATTCCTGAACCTGTGCAAGCGTGGCGTTAAGCTGCTCCTGACTTGTTACCGCCGTTTTCAGCTCGTCAACGCCATCAAATATCGTCTTGAAATTCTGGTTTATCCATTCGGACTGCTTGTCGTACACGGTCTTTTCCTCAATGCTCAGATTCTTGGGGGAGGGTAGTTTAATGATCTGTAATCCTCTTTGCATCATACCGGACGCATCTTCCCTTCATATTGGATTTGAATACCGCCGTATATGGTAAAATGGCTGCCCGCTTCGTTGGATAGCTTAATGCTGAACCGGCGGCAGGGCTGGTTATTCATGGGCAAATCAATCATATCGTCGTTCTGAATCACGCGGCGTTCCCTGTTGCGGGAATTGCCGTTAAATGTTTCAAGAATTATTACAGAACCTACGTTGCCAGCTCGGAAATACACTTCCTTTAACTGTTTGTTGACGTACTTCAGCGTTAGGTCTGTTGGCTGCGTCTGCCAATATGCCGATATAGCTTGCCCGTCGTACTTTTCGCCTTTATCAAATTCGTACAGATAGCCCGTATCGTTTATGAGATAGACAGTATTTTCAAAAGCGCACATGTCAGCTATCTTGAAGCCGTCCCGCACCATATAAGTGCCATTGACGGTATCATACACTATAACGGAGTCGTCATATGTTCCGGTGCTGCCAACGCGGCAAGTAAAATACAGTTTGCCATTAGCCGTGAAAGCCTTGCTCTGTGATACCGTTTTAATGGTATCAATGAAGCTACAAAGGTAGTTTTGTCCGCCGTCGAGCAATTGCATATCCGCGCCGTTAAACAGCTTTATACCGCTTTTTGTGAGCCAGTACGGAATATCGGTCTTTACGGCTACACCGGCGTTGCTCATGTTCTCGGTGAATTTCTCCACGCGCTCTACGGTGTAGTAGCTCGGCCTGTCGCCGTAAAGCCTGTATATGCTGTACCTCTTGAATATGAGTATCTGCGTTGACAGCTCGCATATGCCGATTATAGGGTCTGCGGTTGTATCGCCAACTTCCACATATCCGCCTGACAGGTCAACAGAAGATTCTATGGCAAGCCAGTGTTCAATAGTCCTTCCGTCGCCAGGTATTGTTGACCAATACAGGCGGTTCGGCGCGTCAGGATCGCCCGCCGCAAAGAGCCTGCCATTGTGCATACACACAAAATTGCAGTGCGCATCGGAAGCGCCGCCGCGCAGTTTGACAGTATCGCCCGCAGCAGGTACAACGCCCGGCGTGGTATCCAGCGTTATTGTAGTGGCGGAGGTAACGGAGCCTTTGCGGAACACGCCGTTGATGTATACGCCCTTTTCGACTACAAACTTCTGCTGTATGTCCTGCGACATGGCATCGGTCAGGGTAACTACCTTGTCGGCATATGAGGCAACGGTCGTTTCAAAAATGTACAGGCCGCTGCCAAACACCTCCGCCGTAACGGTGTCGGCCATGTTCACCTTGATAAGCTGCGTCTTGCCAGTGCCTATGACGACAACATTCGTGGTGTTTATCTTGCCCAGCGCATAGCCTATCTGACAATCGGTGGGCAGGGCGGTTGTAAATGTGTATATCGGTGTCAGGTTCCATGCGCTGTATGTGCCGTGATAGATATTGTTCTGAGTGACGGCCAATATATCATCTTCGTCAACGGGGATAATCCTCAATATCTGCCCGGCGGAAGGAGGGATAGCATTGCTGGATTTACGCACATACCCCTTGGCCACAGAGAGATTGCCATCGGACGTGTCCATGTTGCGGGCATCGATAGCCGTTCCCGTATTCAGCAGGGAGCCGTCCCGGTGCTGGGCTATGCCTAAAAACTCGCCTATGTTATAAATATCAGCCATGTTACCACCCCATGTTTTTTAAGGTATATGCGTCCTTAGATGCGTAGTGCTGGGAATATATGTCGGACACCTCGCGGTTGAACAAGTCGAAGTGCGCTCCTGCCGTGGCCTGTGTGTCTGCGTCAGAACCGCAACGCTGACAGGCAACGACATAGTACGGTATCGCGCTGTGCATATATGACGGCAATTCGGGAGCATCGGTAGGTGAGGACATTTCACGGGGCATGTACCGATAATACACGTTGACTTCGGCATTCGCGCCGTTGGTCACTTCGATAACCCCGGTGACAATTTCGCCCCACGACATTTCACTGCCGCTTTCATCGGTTATCTTCTCTATCAGCACACAGGAGCGTTCCAATGAATCTACATTGAACCGGCCTTTGTCGTCCAGCTTCACGGTTTCAAGCCGCGTTACCTTGAATCGATTGGCAAGGCGGCGCTGCCCGCTGTTTGCATAGTCGGTGAACACGCGGCGGAACTTGTCAACGGTCTGCGCGTCTGTTCCGCGTTCAAGCTGCCTCAATGCGGCGTATATGATATCGTTAAGTGTCATATGGGATTCTCCTTATAAACTCAAAAAACCGCTTGCTTTACGGCGCGGCAGTTCAACAAACGGGTCTGTCAGGTCGATTACCTTGCGCTTGCGCTCTCGCTCCACGGTAGCGGGGGAGGGGCGTGACATAAGCCCATAGCGTAAGGCTTCTGGGGCGTGGTCGTCGCCGTCAAGCGCGTCCTCGTGGTCATTCGGGTCATACTGCATTTGTGGCATGTACTTGATGAGGTTGCGGCAGTTTGAAAACACTTGCAGCCATGGCAGGCCGTCAGGGGCTTCACCTAAAAACTCTCTTACGCGCTGCCAGCCTACCACTCGGGAATTATCGGCGGAAAGCACGGGAACGCCGGATAGTGTCAGGCTCTCTGCTATGCTTTCGCCGCTGAACCCTTTCCGGGTCATGTTCTGCATTCCCCTGTGCTGCCACATATCGGGAGAACCGACAGTATAATCAATCTTGCGTGTGCCGGTCTTTTCGCGGATGGACAGCGCGACATCGTTCACAAGCCGCTGGTTCTGGTAATACTCGTCAAACACGAATATCCGCCTGTCGGGCGATACGGCGAACCACAGCACACAGCACGGGTCGTTATAGCCCCAGTCCATAGAGCGGAAGCAACGCCAGTTTGACGGAATAGTAAAGGGTTCGATAACGTGCTTTTCCTTGCGCCACTCCTTGAAAAACTGCCCTTCTACTACGTCCCAGTCTCCGTCAAGGAATGCCCTGCGCTGATCTTCGGGCAGAGCTTCCAGCGTATGGACATAATCAGGATCAGAATCCATAAGGGCTACGTTGTCGTAAACCTTCGCCGGAATGAATACATAGTTTTCAGGCTTTTCGCCGCTACGAAATTCGCGGTCTATGAACAGGCGTTTCACCCAGCCGTGACCTACGCCGCCCGGATTGCAAGTATAGTACATTCTTGGCGTAAAGTCTGTGCGGACGCTACGGTTACAGGTAGTCAAAAACTGCATCTGCGTTTCCGTGAAGTGTGTCGCTTCTTCCAGACATATCACGTCGTATTCATGGCCTTGGTACTGGTATACATCGGCCTCGCTGTCACAAAAGCCCATTCGAATTTTAGAGCCATTGGGGAAGCGAAATACTCGCTCTGTAACGTTGTATTCCGCAAAGCCGTACAGCTCTTTCATAAGGGGCTCAACAATGTTTACCCTCAATTCGGGGAGTGTTCGGCGCAGTATGAGAATATTCAGATCGGGATAATTCAGGGCAAGCAGTACGGCCTTGCGCCGCATTGCCCAGCTTTTCCCACCGCCTCTTGCGCCGCCATAGCAGGTGTGCCTTGCCCGGGATTTGAAAAATTCAGCTTGTTTGGGGTTCGGCGTACCTGTCAGGGTCAAGGATTCTGCCGCTGCCATAGGACATTATTCCCCTGCGGGTGTGCTGTCCGTCAGGTTCCTGCCGCTACCGACAGTCATATCGCGGTATTCCTGATTGATCTTGCGGAGCGTTTCGTTGCTGTTGTCCAGTATCCGGGCTACGGATTCAGGGATTTTAACGCGCTCACCGTGCTTTATCTCAAAGCGATAGCCGTTAATGGTGACTGCGGTATAGGGCAGATTTTCACCATCGGTGTAGGGAATCAGATATGAAACCTTGGGCTGTTCGTCCAATATTTCCTTCATGGTCTTTTCTTTCTTGATAGCCATATTTAAATCTCCTTAAAAAGATAAGGGGCGTAATGAAACGCCCCTTTGATAGTTGGTTTAGGCGGTAACGCCGTGATGGATTGAAACGAGCCAATCTGCATTGAGTACGCAGGCAGTGAAGGCGGTCACCTTTGCGCCCACGGTTGCACGCTGGTCGAGGGGGTCGGCGGTGCCGGAGGAGCCGTGAGGCTTTACGATAGCCTTTATAGCACCCTGACCGGCGACGTCAACCACGCCGTAGGAATCGGCGCCAAACACGAAGGTCTGGTGTACGCCGTACTTGGTGGTGGCGGTGTTCTCGACGATCTTAGCGTTGGTGGTCTCTACGAACACCACGCCGAACATCTTGCCCAGTTCGCCGTCATATATCTGCTCCGCATTGCTGTATTTGGAAACGTCCTGCCAGAGGGAATCGCTCTGAAGGTCGTATACGGCGTCGGGGTCAACTATGCAGATATAGTGGGGCTTGCCGCCCTTGCGGGTGAACTTACGCGCCTTGGCCTTCTTGAGGGTGCGAACCGCCTTGCGTATCTCGCCTACGGTGAGCTTCTGGGCGGCGGTTATATCGTTGTCGCTGGTCTTGCCGTCGGCGTACTGTATATTGGTTGTGGCGGACATAGCGTCTCGGACTATCATATCCAGAACGTTACCAAGCTGCTCACCAAGCAGTTCAGAAGAATCGGATATGATGTTGTCGATAGCGGTGAGGTCGAGCAGGTCGGACACCTCCACGTATGCGCCGTACTGCTTTACAGTGGCGGTGATCGCGGACATGGAGAGATTCTGTGCGGTGGGGGTGGTGCCCTCGGTCAGCGCCTGAGTATCGGGATCAGCAGTGAACAGGGTCCAGCGGCGGAATTGCACGGTTTTACCGTTGTTCTTAGGTATGCTGCGCTTCTGGGCATAGTTAGCGAAAACAAACTGGGTCTTTGCGTACTCCAGCATCTTGCGGTCATAATAGGACTGCATAGTGGCCGAAAGGCCGGAGGTGGTGGTTAGCTGAGTTGCCATAGTTCAAATTCTCCTTATTATTCAAGTTTTACTTTTTTCCCGTCCATCTGTGCCTTTTTGACTTTGGCCTCAAACGCCGCAAATTCGCGGTCGGACATCTGCGAAAAGTCAGGGGCCTTGGTCTGTGCATTATTGGAGGGGCGTATAGGCTGCGGCAAGCTTCTGTTCTTGGCAAGCTTGTTCGCAATGGTCTGGTTCTTCGCGGCTGCGGCACGGGCCCTGTTGGCCATCTTTACGGCTGCCGCCGCTCCGAACTCGTCACAGTTCTGCATAAAATCAGGATCAGCTTCTATGTATGAGCGCAAATCTGCGCCGTCGCCCAGCACATTGCGAAGGTCAGCAACAATACGATTGGCCTTCTGCTGGTCGGTCTCATACAAAGCGCCCGCTGTTTCATCGGGTTCATGTTCCGGCACAACGTTGTCACGCTGGTTAAGCATGTACTCAGCCAGCTTCACGGGGTCTTGTGCAAGCTCCTGTGCCTGCTGTTTGCGCATTTCGGTCATTGCCTTAGCAGCATCACCGCCATAACGGGCGGCAAGCTCACGGCCCAGCTTGTACACCGGGTCAGCCTCCATCTTGCGCTTTTCAGCGGCCAGTCTCTTGGCGAAAGCGTTGTTCTCGCGCTCTCTGGCATTGTTGTGTCGGGGTTCTGGCTCAGGCTGGTCGGCGGCACCATTTTGAGCTTCGAGAGCGTCCTCCTCCTGCTGCTGTTCGCCCTGTTCCTCCTGAGCCTCTGCCTGATCTTCCGGCTCATCGTCCATGAGATCGGCAACGGTAACTACATCGTCGTCCTGTTCAGCGGCGGCCTGAATAGGCGTTTCCTCGACGGCGGCTTCATTTACGCCCGTGATTTCTTCGTACATGGTTTTCTCCCTGGTGCCTTTTGCTTCGGCACGCGCCCTTTATGGCCGGCGACGCCAATTTGAAACAAAAAAAAGAGCCGGAATATCCAACTCAAAATACCGCTTCCCGCCAGGCGGCCACGCTGTACTACCCTGACACGTCCATACAGCCCCGAATTTTTATTTGCGTGTTAAAAGGTATCTGCCCTTACGTCTTGCATATTAAGCGGTGCCTGAGGCTGCCCTCCGCCCATGGACATTTGCATCTCATTGACGGCGTTGCTCATGGAGGCGTTTTCCGCCGATAACTGCTCGTTTTGCCCCTGGGCTTCTGCAAGCTGGCCCTGCAATACCTCAATGCTCTGCTGCTGCGAGGCCTTGAGTTTTTCAAGTACGATGTCCTTGCCCTCAAAGTCCATTGCCTCCATGAGGATTGCGGGGTTTATCGTCCTGCCCTGATACATCGTCATTATCTGGAGTATAAGCTCGTTATTGCTCAGTTTGGTAAAGCGGCTTTCCCTTGCCGGTTTGATGCTCACACGGAATTCAACAGGCAACCTATCATAACCGTTTTGCACGTCCTTGAAGAAACCCTCCTGAACGGACAGGCTTTGCTTTTCGCCCATGACGGTGATCTCCACGGTCCGGGTCTCCGTTTCAAATTCCCTCTCGACCTCCAACTCCATGCGTACAGCCTGTGCAAAGCCGTTGTGTATGACCTGCGCTTCTTTCCTTGAACGCTTGGAAGAAGCGTCCATCAGGGCAGTAATAGCCGATGCCGCTGTTACGCCACCAGTAGTGTTGCCGCGTGAAAAGTCGTTGGAGCCTGCTTCCTCCTTGATACTGTTCTGCATGTTTATCATGTAGTTCATCAGGAAAGCGGGGAGAGGCCGGTCTTGGAACCACGTAATGCCGCCAACATTAGAGACTTCAATAATCTGCTTTGAAAAGTCGCGTATCTCGTCAAGGTCGGCTGAACCCTTTTGCACCAGAATCCTGTTGGTTCCTGCTGTAAGGGCATTTTTAAGAAGTATCTGATTGATCTTATCCGAATACTGTTGCGGGTTCTTGAACATGTCCACTATGCCGTAACCAAACGGTGAACCCTTGATTTTATACAAAGGCGTGCAGACAAAGGGGTACATGCCATGCATGAAGTAACCTTCGGGCTTCTCGATATAGCTGTTTTCAAGCAGCTGGCCTCCGGCAATCTGAAGCATATGTACTGAATATTTGTGATTCTCGGCATCGTAAGTACGTATCCACGCTTCAAGCAGAATCATGTAATTCGTTTCTTTGCTCTCGATCTCGGTGCCGAAGGAGAAATGATCGTCGGGTACGAGGTCGCTGCCGCCACTGAAATGATCGGCATAATCGGGGTAATGCTGCTCGAACCATGAGGTTGGCAGTCTTTCTATCTTGAATACTGCTCTGCCATCCTGTATGTTGGCGCACAGGGGGTCAAACATGATGTTCTTGTTGGATACGCAGCGTATGTAAGCGCCGCCGAAGCCATAGTTCAGTGTCGGGTCCCAGCCCACTTCCTGAATCATGTATCCGCCAACCAATAAGTCGTGAATCAGGTCGTTGTACTCATATAAGTAATCGCAAGCCTCG